CTACACCACTAAGGTGGTCCAATCTGCGCCTCTATCATCATGATATCTATCAGTCATTTCCTGCGTTTTATGGCCAAGCAATGTTTGGGTATCAACTCCCTGAGCACTATACAAACGTTCAGCTAACGATCGCTGCTCGTGGAAACTAGGGGCTGTACCGTTTTTAGGTGGCTTAACACCTGCTGCCTGACGAGCTTCCAGAAAAGACCTACTCAATGAACTAGTGTCAACGCTCTGGCCAGGCTTTATCGTTGCATGTGCCCGGACATGGTGGAGTAGGTAAGGGCTAACGGTGCGATCACGGCAACGGGCTATAACTTCCTCTAGTGTCCACCCGATAGAGTTGCATCGTAGCGACAAGGGTAAAGCGACTTTCGAACCAGTTTTACTCTGCTGAATGTGAAGATAACCACCCCAAACATCGGTAAATTTCATATTAGAGATATCCTCCCGGCGTTGGCCTGTGACTACAGCCAGAAGCATTGCGTTTTGCACATAAGGCGGCATCGTTTCAGCCGCAGCAAAAATACGTTGCCATACTTCTAAGCTCAGACGCTCGCGAGATACCTTAGCTTTAGGCTTACGGGTAGCAAGGGCAGGATTGTAGCCTGCATCAACCTCACCGCTATGTTGAGCCTCTTTGAACATATCGATCCAAACACTGCGGAGCAACTGTGCCATTCTTGATTTACCCATGTCCTTGTACTCATCAAGAATCATCGCTAGCGATTTAGTATCCACTTGTTTTAGCCTGATATTGGGTAATTTCTTGGCTAATGTCAGGGCGCATGATTTTCTTGTTTTTAACGTGGAAGGTTTTAATGTCCCATCGGAAATTCTCTCCGCTTGTATCTCCAAATATCTTTCCACCCATTTAAAAAGAGTTATCGATGGTTGCACCTTCTGGGTGGTTGAGATCGCTATATCAACGAGCAGAGTAGCCTGGCGTGATTGCTGTTCGCTGAGGAGCCGGTTGGCCTCTGTCGCAGCATCACGCGCATGCTCTTCGTTAGTACCAAAGCCGATAAATTTGCCGGTAATAGGGTGTCGATACTGCCAATATACCTTATTGGTTCGCTTGTCTAATTTGCAGTATAAGTTGGGTACGTTCAGATTAAACTTACGAGGTCTGGCCGCCATTGAGAACCTTCCTGACTAAATTACTCACCGGTTTTGAAAGTTTTTCCAAGGCTGGTGGGGGGGCTAAAATGCCAACAAATTTAGCATCTTCATCTACCACCCACCTTTTCCCCTGTTTTAAAGGCCGTGGGTATATCTGACCAGTTGACGCATATTTGTTCAAAGTTGTTTGAGTGGGGGGATATTTCCACCCATTTGGGCCTGAAGCCCATTCATGTATTGGTATTAATTGCCCCATAGTTAACTCCACACGTTAAGCCCGCCGCATACGGGCATTAATTCATTCGTGACATGTCACGCTGTTAATTTGGTTTCGTGCCAACCCAGGGTAAGCCAGCACGCTGACTCACCTACGCAAGGGCACTCGGTAACCGGCAATTTATCGCCGCATTTCTTACACGTCCGCTTCTGCTGGTGGGCTAAAGTCTGCTGGTATTCAGCATGGCACCGGCGGATTAGCAACCCGACAACCTCGTTGAATTCGTATGGCTCCCGGCCAGGGCGCAGACCTGACAAAAGCGCCTGTGCCATAAATTCTTCTTCTGGCTCTAACTGCAGCTCACGAATCACGATCCCGCCTTTGCGTTGTCGCGCCCGTTGGGCCGCTTTACGCTCAGCATCTGTCTTAGCCATTGGCAGCCTCCTGATAACTTTCAAACCAAAACACAACCGGGGCGTCTTTAACTTCAACCAGCCCGAAACGCTCAGCGGTACGGAAGTTGACGCTGTAGTGCCGCGCTCGCTCTGTCTGTGCTGCTATCTGCTCGCGGAAACTCTCCAGGGTGTGGCCGCCTTTGAAAAGATTGCACTGCTTACACGCCGGAGCCATATTCCCTACAACGTCCAGAGCCTCCCGCTCAGCTACTCGACTGGTAAATTCAAGCTTGCCGTCATCAGTCACGCTTCGGTTGAAATCGAGCCCTCTATAGATGGGCTCGATATGATCGGCATGCCAGCCTTTCTCTGGCAGTGGACAGCCGCAGTAAGCGCACCGACCGCCGAACTTCTCCCGCAACTCAGCGCGTTGCGCCTTGGTCAGCTTAGCCATGCTGTGCCTCCACGGCGGGCTCACCTACAAACGCTAACTGACCGTTGAGGATGGCATTGCGGATCGCGTTGAACTCCCAAGCCCAATACTGCGAATCGACAAAAATTTGCATCTTCCTGTAGTCATGTTTTTTTCGGTTAATGAAGGCCTCCGCGGCCTCTCTGGTGAAATGTGCGTTCACGTACTCCCATTCCCAGGCATAACCGGTAACAGTGTGATCTTCGATTGCTCCGAGATAGTCCCACTGCTGATGCTCTTTCATGTTCAGAAAGCTAGCGTTGTACACTTCGCAGCATTCCGCATCGATTTCAGCCTGCCGCTCGTCATCCAGGTCATCCCAATATTCCTTAGGGCTAAACCAGTTTGAGTCGTCGCAATGCACCAAGTACTGATCGGTGTAATCCATATCTATACCGCTGATAAGGCGCTTGGTTTGAACGACGAATAGTGGATCGGCCGTGCAATGGTCATCTACACCATCGCCTTCGCAGTGGTACTTAAGGCGGGTTACAAAGTCGGCCCATGTATCAGCATTCAACTTTGCGCCCTTCGCCAGAGTTGGCTTCAGTTCATTTGCTGGCATCACGCACCTCCCCGTTGGATTTTGTGACCAGGTGCATAACAGCGCTCGCGATTTGCGCTGATACGCCAGCCTTCAGCTCGCGCCTCTTTGGCGCATTGTGACCATGATTCCCCGGTAAACTCGTCTTTGGCCGAGGTGATGAAACTTGCAGCGCACTTTTCGCAGTCGCAGTAAAGATGGGCTGTGTAGTTTGCTGATATCACAAGACACCTCCCTCGGTGGCATCTTGATATTCTTCCGGCACAAGCAGAGAAAACGCTTTGTGCGGTCGCTGGTGCGTTTCGAAAAAGCTCAAGCGGCCTTTCATCGGCCTGAACGGTAGCTCATGCGCATCGGCAAGCTGGAAGCCAACAGGTCCAAAAAACCAAGGTGACCCGCTCTCGTTCACGCAGTCCGTGATAGTCGCCACACCAACGATACCGCCACGATAGAAACTGTCTCTATCCGGAAAGTGGCGTGACCAACCGCGCAGCTTGAAGAGGATGTTCGCAGCGATAGCCATGTCTTCTTTTGACGGCTTGGCGGCACTGGCGTGGATTAGCACCTGTCCCCTGAATTTTGTGTTCCAGGTGCGGTTCTCGATGTCTTTATAGCCGTTGACGATTAGCCAGGCCCAGGGCTGGCGGATTGAAATTGCTTTCATTTGGCCTCCCGCAGCTCGATGGCGAATGCTTGCAACTCGTTAATCTGAGCACGAAGAGACATGGCTGTAGCGCCAAATGCGTGAGTGTCTGGGTGCATGTTGGCAAGCTGTTTCAGCTTGCGTTCGATGAGTTTATCCACTCCCCGCGCTTCGATAGCTGAAAGGGCGGCGTCAGTGGCTGATTTGGTGATCACATAAACGCTGCCTTCGCCAGGCTCATGCCCGCAAACATATCCGTGCAGCACCGGCTGGTAAGTCTCTCTGGCAAACAGACCGAGTTTTTCACCCAGTTCCTGAATGTCCCCGCCACACCATGAACCGCCTTGGCCTGCGATGTTGAAACCTTCAATCACAAATGACATGAGCTGCTCGTTACGCACAGCCAGCGCATCGGCTCGTTTCTGCTGCGCATCGCGCTCAGCCTTCAGGGCTTCGTAGGTCAATACTTCGGTCATGCTGCACCTACCTGTTGGCTATTGAGTTGATAGGCAATGGCCATCTGCTCTGCGTCGTTCATAGCGTCATGCAGGGAGTTATGCTTAACCATCGCGAAGCATGGCTGGTGGGTTTTAGGCAGGTAACCTTTGGTTCCTTTGGTCATGGCATCGATATAGGTGCGCACGTCGCGCTTGCCGCCCCAGTGCCACGGACATTCGATCTCATACATGCGGTAGGCATTTTCGAGGATCGATCCGTCAAAATCGGTTCCACGGAAGAAGATCCGCGCATTGGGGTGCTGCTTAATCCAGTTGGACAGCAGCCCGAGGCATTGGCTCAGAGGTTCGCGGTCGCCGACTAAAGCTTCCTGCGCCTCTTCGCCTTGCTTGCGCCAGAAGGCCTGGGTTTCTGTGCTGACGGTACGGCCTTTCATCAATTGATCGAAGGTATCAGCCAGGCAGTAAAATGCGTTGGTTGAGTAGTCGGCTAACTCACCCTCACGCGCCACTTTGATGATGCTTTGTTGGGTCTGGTGAACGTCGTCAATATCGAAGGCAAACGCGCCGATAGAGAGCAGCACAGCAGACGGCACCACGTCCAGGGTTTCGGTATCGATCGTGATTGTGTTGATCATCACAGCACTCCCCATTCAGTCAGCTCATTAAAGCGAGCAACGAACATTGCCCGAGCCTGTACCGGCATCACCGGATTAATCACGATGTCAGCAGGGAAAATGCCTTCCAGCATTGGCCATACCTTTCCATCGTCGATATCAAGATCCCGGCGCTCAGTGGCCAGCATGACCAGGTCTGCATGTTTCACCGCGATATCCATCTGCAGAGGAAGGCCGAAGCGCTGGCGGATCACTGCGTCCAGTTGATCTTCGATACGCTGGTAATCCGGCAGCAGGCGCTTAAGTGGGGCAGGGATATCTTTGCAATAGGCTTCGGTGGCATCGTGCATCAGCGCTTCAAGGGCGAACTCTGGCGCCACAATTTGGCTGCACAGCACTGAGTGTTGCGCCACGCTGTAGAAGTTCGGCAGATGGCCTGCAAACCGGCACTCATGGGACAGTGCCTGGGCGATATCCTCAATGCAGATGCTTTCGACTGCAGTCGCCGCAAAGTCCAAGTGATGGCCTGTAAAAGTGGTAATCCAGCTCATACGTTAATTCCCACACGCTGATTTTCGGCAAAGCGAAGCCCTGCCAGAATTGGCAACTTTTCGCAGATAGAAAATCGGGTTTTAAAAATGGAGGCCAGACACCCGCATAGCGCTGGCTCCCGGTTAATTACTCACACATCAGGTGGCGCACCGCGCCGGGGCTTTATACTGTGTAAAGGGATAAGGGGAACCCGGAACAGTACGCCACCTGATATGTGAAAAAAATGCGGCTGACACCAACCCAAATCAGAGCAGCCGCAAAGGCTTCACTACACACAGCAAAACTCTGCCGGATATCTGCACTTGCTTTCGCTGCAGTGCCGCCGGCGCGGCGCATTAGGTGTGGTGATGGGAGTTGAACCCACAGACGGGGAGGAAGCCCGTCCATCACCGGATACCACATCGGACTGCTCACTCATGAGTTAGGATCCTCCACCGCTCCCAGAACTGAGGGAAAGGGCGAGTGAGCATTCCGATGTACGCCGGTTACCCGGCGACTGCCACCACTACATAAAAACCAACAACCAACCAGAACGGGATGCAAGCCACTACGCTATAGACCACTGCCTTCCAACCTTTTGCGCTCATGATTGCCTCAGTGCGCCGCGGAGGGCGCGATGGGTGTTAGCTACTAAATCCGGTTACTTCAATCCGGCAAATCGGATATGTGTAAAGCTTGTTATCCGAAATGATTTTCTGAGCCGCTTCAAGGCTGTCGGCACTGTCACAGAACTTAATGTTCTCGCAGTAGCGCCCGTCGTCGTCGTCAGGCTTACCAGCCAAAATCGTGAATCCAAGAGCCATCGTGTAACCCTCTGCTGTGAACCTGGTTAGCGAATCATCCCGATCTTCGTGTGCCTCGGGCGGCTACTTCGTGGGCGTCCTGCCTTTTCGCTGTTGGTGAAATTAATTTAAGACATCTTAAGATTAACTGCAAGGTTATTTTTGAAGTAAACTTAACATTTGAAGTGGAAGGATGGGTGTTTCGCAAAAATGAGAAAAAAACCGCTCACAGCGGTTTAATTTTATGGCTTTATGATGTGGTTCGGTATCTGCGGTGCTCGACCATTACGCCAATGATACGAATTTTTGAGGTGTCGGATCTGTACCTAGCATAATCATCGTTAAGTGGGGAGAGTTCGAAAACCTCTCCGTTAACATCTTTGCCTCTGGGGCGATATTTCAAGAAAAGAACTTCGTTATCTTCTATTTCGGCCAGCACGAAATTACCAGGTAGTGCCGTAACTAAGGGATCAATGAACACAACGTCCCCTTCATTAAACTCTGGCTCCATCCCGCGACCTTTTATAGTTATGGCAAAAGCCGATCTGGATAAGTCTATGTTTGTTTGAATAAAGTTAATGCCACCGTCCAATTCTCTATAACTACTATCTTTTCCCCAAGCCTTTGCTTGCATGTACGTGATTATTGGCGCGGTAGAAGAGTCGAGTCCGGAAGGGACTACGGTACTACTGCCATTCTTACCAGTTAAGATAAAATCTGGAGATAGTCGCAACTCAGCGGCTAGTCGCATTAAGTTCTCCCCAATAGGTCTGGTCTTGTCCCCTTCCCATTGAGAAATAGCCCCGCCAGCAACGCCGATGCGAGACCCCAACTTCTCCTGCGATAGACGCAGAGCTTTTCTTTGAGCGCGTATGCGCTGACCGATCGTTTGAGTTTCCATATTTAAGCAATCTTAAATTCAATTGACTTAAGAGTCCTTCTGAATGACAATTTAAGAACACTTAAAAGGAGGGCTGTTTGATGCTTAAGAAAGACGTAGTTAGACATTTCACTACCCAGAAGGAGGTGGCCCGTTTTTTGGGGTTGAGTGATTCTGCGATTTCTCAATGGAAAGAAGTCATTCCCGAAAAGGATGCTCACCGACTCCATCAAGGAACAAATGGGATTCTCAACTTCGACCCTTCGTTTTACAAAAAGTCTACCGCTCCAGCGGCTTAACAAAAACCACAGAAGCGGAGAAACCTTGTGGACAACAAAGACTTTCCTACCCAGGACGACATCAGCGAAGCGATACACAAGCTGATCACTCAGTTCCCAGGTAAGTACACCGCGATGGCCAAGGAGTTGGATCCAGTAGCCGGCACTGAAAACGCACTGCGTAACCGTGTCCGCCAGGTATCAGGGCAGGTAGTGCCGCTGGGTATGGCTGTAGAAATGGAATCAATCTCAGGCCGAAGCGATATCACCGAGGCGATGTGTAAGCACGCTGGTGGAGTGTTCGTGAAGCTGCCGGAAATCGAACAGGTGGACAACGAAGAGTTGCTGATCAAGTTCAACGAACTGATGTCAGCGCTGGGCCTGTTCGCCAAGGCACATAACGAGTTCACAGCTGATGGAGTGCTCGACAACCACGAGAGTAAAAAACTGAAAGCTAAGGGTTACCGGATCCAATCGCTGGTGGCGGAGATATACGCCGTGACGGTGATGATGTTTGGAGAGGGTGACGCCCAGGATATGCGGTCCCGGGCGTCGAGTGCATCAATTAAACGTGTGGAGTAATTAACGCATGAACAGAGTAACAGAATCTCGTTTGCGTGGGCAATTTCGTTGTGTAGCTGCGAGCTGCGCTAAACCGCCAGTGCCGTTGCGTTATGTGATGAGAATACCCGGCGGCTGGTTGCCTGTCACCCACAGCGCGTTGCAGGAAGTTGTGGATCGCTTTAAGTATTTGGCACTGCCAGCGCCGGGAGCTGTGGCATGAGCGTAAAAGTCTCCAGCTATGTATGGGACGGCTGCGCTGCGCACGGTGTGAAGGGTACCAAGCTGCTTGTAATGCTTCGTCTGGCTGACTTCTCAAACGATGAGGGGATCTGCTATCCGGGGATTGAGAAAATCGCCCGTGAGATTGGTGCTGGCCGGAGTACGGTCACCACTGCGATCGGCGAACTTGAAAGCGATGGATGGCTGACACGCAAGGAACGCCGCAGAGGGCAGCGCAACGACAGCAATATTTACACCCTGAATGTGCCAAAGCTGAAAGCTGCAGCATTAAGCATTGAGTCTCACCGTCCAGTTTCTGACACGTCAGAATCTGACCATTCAAAATCTGATATGTCAGGATCTGAACGTTCAGAATCCGACCGTTCAGAAAACACGAAAAAAGGCAGTTCTCACCCGCCAGAATCTGGGGGGGATCCGTCAGTAAATTCAAAACAAGATCCATCAGGTAAAAAACCTACTTGTCAGCCTGCTGCGCAGACCGACCCCGAAGTGTTGATCACTGACCAGGCCAAGGACGTTTTAAAACACCTGAACCTGGTTACCGGTTCACGTTACCAGACGTCGAAAAGCTCGCTTGAGAATATCCGGGCCCGTCTGAGGGATGGTTATTCCAATCATGACCTGTGCCTCGTCGTTGACTACAAGCAGGAACACTGGGGCGACCTGCAAGACATGAGTGATTACATCCGGCCAACCACGCTGTTCATCCCGAGCAAGTTCGAAGGCTACCTGAGCAGTGCCACCAAGTGGGACAAAAAGGGCCGCCCTAAGTGTATTGCCGGGAAATGGCAGACCAGCACCAACCACCGCGTAACCCCAGCCTCTGGCGCCATCCCGCCAGGCTTCAGCAATGGCTTATCAACCCTTGGAGGTGATCATGATGTCAACGTCAACTGACCTGATGGCACGTTTGCTGGCGCTGAAACCGGCACACGTACAGCCGCGCTTTGACACGGTGGAAGGCTGGAAGAAGTTTCAGGCCGAAGAGGCGCAGAAGTCTAACCAGCAGATCACGGATCGGAACCGCCAGGCCCGTATGGAAAAAATCATTGGTCGTTCTGGCATCCAGCCTCTGCACCAGAAATGCGCGTTCAGCAATTACGTTGTGGAATGCCCGGAACAGCAGGCTGCACTGGATGCCGCCAAGGGCTATGTGGCGTCATTTGGTAAGACACATGGCGGCTTCATTTTCTCGGGTAATACCGGTACTGGAAAAAACCACCTGGCCAGCGCAATGGCAAGAAACCTGATTGACCGCGGTCACTCTGCGATGGTTATGACAGTTGCTGAGCTGTTTGAAAACCACCGTGCCACGTTCAGCAAGGATAGCCCAGTGAGAGAAGCTGATCTGCTGCGTGACCTTTGTCGGCTGGATTTGTTGGTGCTGGACGAAGTAGGGCTGCAGAAGGGCAGTGATTACGAGATCAACCTACTAACCAACATCGTTGACCGCCGCCAGTTGCAGTTGAAGCCAACCGGCATGCTGACCAATAAAACTTACGACGAAATGGTGAAGATGGTCGGTGAGCGGATCATGGATCGCCAGACCGATGGTGGTATTTGGGTGCCATTCACATGGGCAAGCATGCGCAGCCGCAAAGGGGGCAAGGTATGAAAAAGTTATCGATCCCAGTGGATGTACTCGAAAGCGAACGAGTTAACAGCGGCATCCGTCGGCTAATCCTCGCTGGCATGCTGAAGGACAACCCAGAAAACCAAATGGGCCGAGTAATTCAGGCCGCGGCCGGTGCCAAGTGGATGACGCTTCGCGACCTGGAAAGAACCGTGTTCATGATGTTTTTCGTGGCTGATACCCAGGCGGCCATAAGCGCTCGTTTGCGTGAGGTTAACCCTAAGGTGCATGGCCTGGTTAAGGAAAAACGCACGTTGAAGGATCCGGACACAGGCAAGCAGGTTTATTTCTACCGCCTGGTAGCCGTAGAGGAGCAAGCCGCATGAAGTGTGTATCGGGTATTGAGGTTTTGCCTTTGATGGCTGTGGCGCACCGGGTGTATCGCTGGTGGATGTTACGTGAGGCCCGGCGCACCTGGCAGGAGCGCGGCGATTTTCGGAAATATGCAATCTCGCAGGGATGGCTAACAGACTGGCAGCGCCAGCACTTTGGCTGGGATTACTACGGGATCCGGTATTTGGTACGAAGGGCGACGGAGGGCTTTAAATGATTTATCAACTGAATGTAGGCCGCTGTGAAGAGGTTTTGCGCAGTATGGCTGATAGCTCTGTAGATGCCATTGTAACGGATCCTCCTTACGGCCTGAGCTTTATGGGCCACAAGTGGGATTATCAGGTGCCAACCGTAGATCAATGGACTGAATGCCTTCGAGTACTTAAACCCGGTGGGCACTTGTTGGCGTTTGGTGGCTCAAGAACTTATCACCGGCTCGCAGTGAACATCGAGGATGCTGGTTTTGAGATTCGTGATCAGCTGATGTGGATTTACGGCAGTGGGTTCCCCAAGTCGAAAAACCTTACCGGGGAGCATCAAGGGAAAGGGACGGCATTGAAACCTGCGCATGAGCCGATCGTAATGGCCCGTAAACCTTTGGTTAGCACAGTAGAGGGCAATGTTGTCCAGTTCGGCACTGGTGCTCTAAATATCGATCTTTGCCGGGTACCGACAGAGGAAGCTTTAACCGGTGGTGCTGGTGGCCTGTTGTCGCATGTGCGTGACGAGAAAGCCCCAGAAAGTGGGGAGTGGAAAGCGGATCAGCTCGGCCGGTGGCCTGCAAACGTCCTGCATGATGGAAGCGATTCGGTGGTCGAGGCATTCCCTGACGCAAAGGGGCAGCAGGGCGATCTGAAAACCACAGGTAAGGCCCGGCCAGCGCGAGTGGTTTTTGGGAATATGGACGCGCCACGTGACCACGCGATGCGCATTGAAACCAGTAAATCAGCCGCACGGTTCTTTTACTGCGCCAAGGTCAGCAAGTCGGAGCGCGACGAGGGGATGGAGCGTTTTGTGCCGTTTTCTGCTAGCGAAATGACTGGCGGTCGCGAAGAGGGAAGCGTTGGCATTAACGATCCGCGTGCCGGAGCAGGCCGTACAGGTGGCGCTAAAAACAATCATCCAACCGTTAAACCTGTCGAATTGATGCGGTACCTTTGCCGACTGGTCACGCCTGCTGGAGGAGTCGTATTAGACCCTTTCATGGGTTCTGGTTCCACGGGAAAAGCGGCACTGCTTGAAGGGTTCGGTTTCATCGGGGTGGAACTGGATCCTGATCACCTCACAACCGCTGCGGCTCGTATAGCTCATTCAGCCAAGGAGGTGGCGCAATGATGCTTATTTTGCCATTCCCGCCAAGCGTTAACGGCTACTGGCGTTCGCCAAACAAGGGGGCATCCAGAGGCCGTACTCTGGTCAGTGAGCGCGGCAGGGCATTCCAGGCAGAGGCTATCGCTCAGGTAATGGAGCAACTGCGCCGCCGGCCGAAGCCAATCAGCGCAGACATATCTGTAGCGGTGGTGTTCTATCCGCCAACTAAAGCCCGTCGCGACCTGGATAATTTCTTTAAGGCACTGTTTGACGCCATGACGCAGGCTGGTGTGTGGCTTGATGACAGCCAGATTAAGCACATCGATGCCAAGTGGGGGCCGGTAATCAAGGGCGGCAAGGTAGAACTACGGATCAGCGAGGTGCAGGTATGAGAGGGATACTGAAGCCGATCGTTGTCCGCGAACTGGGGCAGGTCATCTTAAAGCCAGGCAATGACTTGCTGACGATGTTCGGTGACCGGGTGATGGTGGCCACGGTACCGGCTGAGTTTCGTGAAATGCCGTCAGGTGCATTACCGGCAACAGAACAGCAGCTGGCCATTGACCCGCGCTTCCGTCCGTTCTTCCAGCATGAGCTCGTTCTTTCTGCCGCTGGTGGCATTAACAGCCTGGAGAGTTGGCTGGATCGTCGTCATGACTGTCAGCGCCAATGCGCCGATGGGTACCACGACAAGAACATGGAAACGATGCGGTACGGCTCTGGCGCTATCCGGTTGTGCTGGCATCACGCGCATTTGTACCGTGATAAGACGATGGATGAGCTATCAGCCGCAGCAGAGCAAAACATAGCGGATTTTGTGGTGTATCGGGCCAGAGTTCACTTCATGTTTGAAGAGAGCCATCAACTGACCTTGCCGGAACTGTGCTGGTGGGCCTGGGTGAATGGGGTCATTGATCTGATCCCGGATGATGTAGCAGCCGCCTCGTTACGCATTAAGCCGCACACCATCCCAACCGGGCACCGAAGAGAGGCCGACATTACCCCCAGTTTGTCACCTACCCAACAGATAGCGGAGATTGCTAAGAAGGCTGCAAAGGTGTTGGTAATCGATCCGGAGCCGCCAAAGGCATTATTCAAGATCCCTAAGCGTGAACGATGGACGAGCGAAAAGTTTACTCGCTGGGTTAAGTCTCAGCCGTGCGTGTGCTGTGGCAACCCATCCGACGACCCACATCACATCATCGGCCACGGACAGGGTGGTATGGGTACCAAGGCACACGATTTTTTTACCATCCCACTATGCCGGAAACATCACGATGAATTGCATCGTGACATGTCACGGTGGGAGGAAGAACACGGAAGTCAAATTGAGTTATGGTTCAAATTCATAGATTGGTCTCTTTCTGTCAGTGCTATTATATAATCTAATATTTTAAAGTTATTGAAAACAGAGGGGGAAGTATGAATAAAGGTATTATCTTGACCGAAGGATATCGCGCAGATCCGAAAACAGGTAATTTTAACAATCAAGTTCCAATAAGCTTAGAGGACTTGAGGTTTTGCTCATTATTCTGGGATAAAATTGAGAATCCGAATTCATTAGTTTACTTCGAGCCATCGGATGATTTTAAAGTTTTGATAAGTGAAGGTATAGCATCACAAACCAAAGTTGAAATTGATGGGATAGGAGGTAATGGGAACGGGGGTGATTGGATGAAAGAGTTAGTCTTGAAAAACCAAATGGCATTCATGAATATGCAAAGGGGAAATATGGGTATAGATTGGAGCTTAGCACAGACATCTGATACTTTATCTTCTCCAAGTGATTCTAATATAAGTAGGGCCGTGTGTGAATTCAATCTATATAATGCCATTTCGTCACCAGTTAGCGATGTTTCAATTTACGATGTTCTTGAATTTAAGGAAAGAAGGAGTGATGAGTTAATTGCATTAAGAGATATGATTGATGACTCTGTGTTTAGGGTTAGCAGTAATCCGGAAGATCTTAATGCTTACCGAAGAGAAGTAAGTAGGTTGGAGTCCGTTCTTAATGATTATAATTCAGTGATGAAAGAAACCGGTTATCAAACAGTGAAAAGAACATTAACGTCATTATTGACATCTCCCCCTTTAGGTGCCGTCGCAATAGCTGGAATGGTTCCTGAATTTGCACCATTCATGTCAGTAGTTAATGTGGTTGGAATAGGAGCTTGTGCTTTGGGGCTGGCTTATAAGGAGTTGATAGTAGATAAAAACATCCCAAATCAGCACAAGCAATTTGCTTATTTAATACATGCGAAGCAAGAGTTGAAATAATCAAGAAGATTCCTAACGGAAAACTATCAAACAACGTGTGGAGTAATAGGCGAGCTGGCATGCGGGCCAGACGCCTGGAGATTAAAGCATGATCGTGACCCAGCAATATCTGCAGTACATTCGAGAGAGCTTTATGATGGCAACAGCTGACCTAAGCGGGAAGACCAAAGGGCAGTTACAGGCATTCAGTGATTCAACACAGGTCAGCACAACGCGATTGAAGCGCAAGCGGCGCACCATTGTAGAGCCAGACGGCACCCGGATTGTTGTTCATAGCAACCCGGTACCGGGTACAGAAACGCGGCCTAGTTCGGGATCCATTGCCCTGATAGAGCCAGAAACATTTTCAGCAACCTCATGGCGCCGCGCTGCATATCCGCTGGTTGGGCATCAACGCAGCTGGCTGTCCTGGTGCTATGCACATGATCTGGACTTCAAACATCAGATTGAAATTACCCGGTGGGGCTGGTCAGAATTCAATGAGAGCCTTGGTGGTCAGAAGGTGGCTGCAAAAACGCTGGATAGGTTGAAGGCCTTAATTTGGCTGGCCGCGCAGGATGTTAGATCGGAGATTAAGGGGCTTGCCACATATCAGCTTCAAGACCTCGCTGAGCTGGTTGGGGTGTCTGCACCGAATTGGTCGAAGAATTACAACGGCTACTGGTCAAGCATGCGCAGTGTCTTCCTGAGGTTGGATCGAGATGGTTTAGTTTCACTGTCGAGATCACGATCACAACAAAAATCGATATTTTCGCAGCAATGTCTTGCAAAAGTTAATTAAATAGGCCATATTTAGCGTTAATTTGATATCGTGCCACAAATGTAATGACCGGCACCAAAATAAAAACCTCGCTCCGGCGGGGTTTTCTCGTTTCTGGTGGCTGTTTATGCTCGGGTTCTAACCAAATGAATTATATAGAGTAAAATCCGCCCATTGCAAAGTGAGTAAAAATGGCCCAAGATAGCCCTAATGCTAGGATTTCTGTGTTTAATGCAAACAATTGCATGCGGTATTAATCCCAAGACATTTGCAAATATTAAAAAAATCTTGAAAACAGGATTTGGAAGTGGTAGAAATACGTCACGCTGTGGAGTAGTTGTGAAGAAAGCTAAGATGTCCTGCTAAGAGCAGGTTTTTTTATGCCTAAAATATCCAACTAACCACCTGACGAATCATAAACAGTCGAGCATTGCTCGGCTGATGAATAGCTCAAGAACCCGCCTAGTGCGGGTTTTTGCGTTTCTGGCCCTGGCATCCGCTGGGGCTTTTTTGTATCCAGCGCCGCGCCGGTGCGAAACCACCAAGAACCTGTTCAGAAATGAGCCTTTGAGGATGCCAGTAGTGGTAGGCGTACCCTCTTGGGCTGGTTTCCTGGGCGACAAGGGTTCATTTCTGAAAGGAAAACGCCATGCAAGAAGTAACAGTGATCCCCAAGTTTGATTTCAAGCAAATGGTAATGGCAGTTCACGGTACTGTTGTCACAACTTCAGTTTTAGTGGCAAAACATTTTAACAAGCGCCACAAAAACGTTATCCGAGCCATACGCGAACTAAAATGTTCAGACAAATTCAAGCAGCTCAATTTTGAGCCCGCTGATTTCATTGATAAAAATGGCGACATTCAGCCGATGTACAATATGACCAAAGATGGCTGCATCTTCTTAATTATGGGATTTACTGGTGAAGCAGCTGCACTGGTAAAAGAAGGGTACATCAACGCCTTTAACTGGATGGCTGAGCAGTTATCTCGCTGGCAGCACATGGGAGAAGACGCGCAACACCGTCATGCTATCAAAGCCGCTCGATCGGAAGTGAAAGGGCGATTCGGAAGTCGCCTAATGAATGAGCGAAAGAAAGAGAAGAAAGTCCTAACGGTAGAGTATGAGCAGATACTCTCACTGATACAGCCCAAGTTAATCCTTGAATAAGAGCCCGCCACTGAGCGGGCTTTTTCATATTTAGCGCCCAATGCCTCACTCAATGACGTATGTCGCTTCGCATTCGCGGCGCTAATCCATTCCTTTCACCCGGTACCGGGACAGAGCCCCGGAAGGGGGAGGTATGAAAATCATGCCGGAGAAAATTACCACATTCATTTCTTACTGCACCTCTGCAACGTTGGTGTGTGGAGGCAGCATTTTGCAATGGCTACATGACCTCGACTGGAATCAGGTTGCGGTAGTGGGCGGTTTCGTGATCGGTGCGATCACTGCCGTGATGAACTTCTATTTCAAAAGCCGCCAGACAAAGGCCTATGAGAAGGCCCTTAAAGCTGGATATGTCACACCACCGCCAGCGGAGGACTAAGAATGGCGCTCGCAGCTTCGTTAAAGAAAAAACTCAGCGCAGCCTTTGCTGGTGGAGCCATGGCGATTGCAGCGGTGCTCATTCCTTCACTCGAAGGGGTGGAGTATAAGCCATACCGCGATGTAGTCGGCGTGCTGACGGTCTGCTACGGGCACACTGGCGCTGACATCATACCCACCAAGACCTACAATCCCGCTGAATGCAAAGACCTCCTGGATAAAGACCTGGTGCCTTTTGCTCGTTCTGTAGAACGGTCGGTGAAAGTGCCAGCGAGTGAATACCAGAAAGCCGCTCTGATCAGTTTCAGCTATAACGTCGGCGTCAAAGCCTTCGAGTCTTCCACTCTGCTGAAAAAACTCAATGTGGGGGACAGTGCCGGGGCCTGTGATGAAATGCGCCGCTGGAATAAAGCCGGAGGAAAGGTCTGGAAGGGGCTAATTAACCGTCGCGAGGTTGAGCGTGAAATTTGCAACTGGGGCCAGAAATGAATCGGGTTTCCGCTGCTATCGTCGCTGTGTTGTTCCTCATTTTCATTGCGCTGGCATGGCTGGCGTTCTACTTCCACAGTAACGCGGAAAAGGCTGGTGAGCAGGTTAAGCAGCAGGAAAAGACGCTGGCGCAGCAGTCAGGACTAATCTCAACCCTGCAAGAACAAGACCGGAAGAACAGAGCCTTAGCAGCAGAACAACAGCAAAGAGAGCAGCAACTGCGCCAGCAGGGTGAACGCTACCAGAGGGCATTACGTGAAGCACTTAAAAACGATAAATGTGGGAATAGTCCTATGCCTGCCGCTGTTATTGACCTCCTGCAGCAAAACGCTCCCACCGGCACCGCAACAGGTCGTGCTGTTACCCCCTGAGTCCGTATTCATCCCATGTGAGCAACCAACGCTGCAGGGCGATACCTGGGGCGATGCGCTGAGCTATGCGCTGGCACTGCAAACAGCTTTATCAGTCTGCGCCGGCCAGGTGGCCACGCTGAACCAATGGCGGGAAGCCGCCGCGAGATAACAAAGGTAAAGACGATGGACGAAGATGATCGTAAAGACCTACAGCTGTGGTTTGGGCTGTCATATTCCGCATTCTGCGTAATGCCCCGAGTGTTTATGGAGGCGATGCCCACAGAGTGGCAGGAAAAGATGGCTAAATTGTTATTTGAGTATGACGAACGCATAGATCAGAGCGTGTGTGGGGTGCATAGTTGCTTTGTCACGGTAAAGAACGCTGACAACCGCTTTATGAAGATGCCGGAGGAGATGTTGAATTACCGGCACCCGCGCCCTGAGTTTATTCAAAGTTTTCGGCGTGAGCCTAAATAGCATTACAGGTGGGAGGCGAAGCAAGTTTGATATTGTGAATGGAGTTATTCGTTTTCGAGCATTTTTCGACGTGGGTAAACACGAATTGAATGTTCGTAGGTTGATGCTAACTCCTTATAACCTTTTGTCACTTTATTATCTAACACCCAATCTGAATCAGGGGCTTTAAATGCGATACGATCACCACCTTCAGTAATCATGACGAGATAACCATTCTCATTTATAGGTAAATGACTATCAAGAGCTCTAACAACATAGATTTTATCAAACTTAAAGAGTAATAAAGCTTGGGTAACTAATGCCTCAGCATCATCAAAGAAATTTTTAGTCATATAATCACGCCTGTATGTTAATAAATAAGGTGTGTAGCAACTTGGTAAGAAGCAGTATAGATTACCCTTTAATCGGGGGTAATTAAATGTCATACAATCTCGGCAATCTGCCAAAAGAAGAAATGGACAAGGTTAACGTAGACCTTGCAGCGTCAGGCGTAGCCTACAAAGAGCGCATGAACCAGCCAGTGATAGCTGAGCAGGTGGAGCGAGAGCAGCCTGAGCATCTGCGTGAATACTTCCGCGAGCGAGTGGCGCACTACCGAGGGATAAGCAAAACACTCCCCACCGGCTCGGCCGCCGTCTATCTGCAAATGGCAGAGGCCAACGGAAAGAAATAATAGAACCCGCTCCGGCGGGTTTTTTAATGCATGAAGCCATCAACCTGTATCAACGGGCTGGTGGCTTTTTTACAAGGGGAGCGTATGGCTGGTTTAAAAGAGCTGTCGGCCCAACTCCAGAGCGTGCGCAAGCAAATCCCATTTGCCACCGCGCAGGCGCTAACCAGTGTCGCCAGAAAGATAGAGTCGGCGGAGAAAACCGCATTTAAACGCCATCTGGATAATCCCACGCCGTTTACGGTCAACTCAGTCAAATCGTTCGGCGCCCGGAAAAACAACCTGAAGGCCAAGGTTTTCGTGATGGATACTGCTGCGAGCTATCTGGAGCCGTTCGAGTTCGGCGGACAGCACAAGCTGAACAGCCAGGCGCTGCTGAACCCCAAAAACATCAAACTGAACAAATACGGCAACCTTACGCGCAACAAGATGACGCAACTCAAGGCAAAATCGGATGTATTCGTTGGCGATGTAGACGGCACGAATGGCGTATGGCAGCGGCGTAAGGCCAAGAAAGGGAAGAAGGGCAAGAAGCGGCGTAAACGTTCTGCCAATGGCACACGACAGCCACGGATGAAGATGCCGGCACCGAAGTTGCTGATCCAGTTCGGTGACGCGCTGCCCGTTAAGCCGACGCTCGGCTACTTCGAACGTGCACAGGCGATGGCCAATGCGCTGATGCCTACAGAGCTAAGCCGGGCGATGGCAGAGGCGATGAAAACGGCGAAGTAGCTACATACACAGTGAGAGGTAAGCATGAACATTATTGGTACCGAACATAAACGGCGGCTTAAGTTGTTGTCATTGCAAGCGGCAGCATCGCTTAAGCACGCAGAAGCCTTCGAAGCAGTTCGCGAACACGGTAAGTCGGAAGAGGTTGCCGAAAAGGATTTGTTATCACTCCTCTCGTTTCATGCTGAGAAGATGGGCTATGTACTGGTAGAAAAGACCACGTGCGATGAGGAGCCAGAGCGCATGGGATGCGATGGCGAGCATGGGTAATTATGGGAAGAAAAGCACCAACACCGTGCCCGTATACGTACGAGGAGATGATCCAGCGGCGGCCAGCAGCACCACCGACGCCCCCGAAGGCATATGCAGCAGGCAACCCAACACCAAGCTCTGACTCGACCACGGCACACTGCTACTGTCATGAGCTCATTCATCCGGGTGATGAGGTGACCTACCTGGTGCGGTTCAAAAAAGTTTGAGCCGGTGCCCCTCCCCGGGGCCTCCAGAAAAAAATGGGTCCTTCCCAGCACTTTTGTAAAGCACGGGCATTGCGCGCCGCGTTCTGCGTCTAGCTATCAACTTTTGAAATTTGGGTAACAGGTAACACCTGAGGTAACAGATGAACCAGTCAGATTTTGCCAAACTTCACGGCGTCAGCCGAAAGACGGTAACGAGCTGGAAGGCCCGTGGTTGGCTGGTTCTGGCCGGAGACGACATTGATGTCGAAGCGTCAAACGCCAACATAGAGCGCTTCCGAAAAACTGTTACCCGACCGGAAAAAAAAGCAGCAGGTAACAGACAGGGTAACAAAACAGGTAACAGATCCCCGGGTAACAAGTCAGGTAACAAAAACGATAAGGATCTTCCCGAGTCAGCGACGAAAACCGTCGAGCGGATGATCGCCGAGCACGGCGTGACAATGACGCTTGATGAAGCGCGTCAGATGAAAGAAAACTTCCTCGCGTTGCTTACTCAGCTCGAGTACGACATTAAATCCGGGCAGGTGCTGCCGTACAAAGACATGATTGAGGCCGTAGGTAATGAATACGCCCGCATGCGCACCCGCCTCATTGCTATTGCTCCTGAACATGGCCCCCGGTTGCGGGTGCTGGCTTCTACCACCAACGACGCGGAGTTTGTCCAGGCACTGCAGGAGGTGGTTTACGAGGCGATGGAGGAATTGAGCCTTGATGCAGATAACAACCGAGGAGAGAACTAACGCTGCAGCCTGGCAGAATTTCACAGGGGAGCTGCGCCAGCGTCGCTCCGATGTTCGCCCCCCAGAGCCGCTTTCACTGAGTGAATGGGCCAACAAATACGCGGTGCTCTCGAAAGAAACCAGTGCGCAAACAGGCCGATTCCGATCTTTCGCCTATCAGGATGGCATGATGGATGCCATTACCGATCCGGCAGTGACACAGGTTTCTGTAATGAAGTCGGCGCGTGTCGGCTACACCAAGATCCTTGACCACGTTGTCGGCTATTACCTGGCGCATGACCCGTCGCCGATCCTCATCGTTCAGCCGCGTGTTGAAGATGCCGAGGACTACAGTAAAACCGAGATCGCGCCGATGTTGCGTGATACCCCAGTGCTGGCGGAAATATGCGGTGATCCGAAGGCCAAAGACAGTAACCAGACCATCCTCAAAAAGACGTTTGCCAACGGCGCTAATTTGACTCTGGTAGGGGCAAATAGCCCTGGTGGCTTCCGTCGAATCACCTGCCGCATTATTCTTTTTGATGAAGTGGACGGTTATCCGGCCGGTGGTGCCGGCGTAGAGGGCGATCAGATAGCCCTGGGCATTAAGCGTTCAGAAACTTTCTGGAACCGCAAGATTGCCCTGGGCTCGACGCCGACGGTCAAAGGAACCAGTCGTATTGAAAAGGCGTATGAGGAAAGCGATCAGCGCCGATATTACGTGCCATGCCCGCATTGTGGTGAACATCAGGTATTGGAATGGGGAGGCCCTGAGACACCTTACGGCATCAAATGGGACAAGGATGAGCACGGCGAGGGAATACCTGAAACGGCTTATTACGTGTGTCGTCACAATGGTTGCGTGATCCACCATAACGAAAAAGCGTCGATGGTGAGGCGTGGAGAGTGGCGGGCAAGCAAACCGTTTAAAGGTCATGCCGGATTCCACATCTGGGCAGGGTATAGCCTGTTCCCCAATGCCGCATGGAAATACCTGGTTGCCGAATGGTTGCGGGTTAAAAATGATCCGTTGATGCGGCAAACATTTATTAACCTGGTTCTGGGTGAGCCGTATGAAGATCGCGGTGAGAAAGCGCTGAGTGAGAAACGGTTGCTGGAACGCTGTGAAGTTTATGCGGCTGAAGTGCCTGATGGGGTTGCAGTGCTGACAGCCGGTATCGATACCCAGGACGGACGTTTTGAAATTGAAGTCACTGGCTGGGGCTGTAACGAAGAAAGCTGGTCTGTTGCCTTTGATGTGATCGAAGGTGACCTGGAAACCAATGAGCCGTGGCAGCGCCTTGATGCCTATCTCAAGCAGATATGGCGCCGGGCTGATGGGCGTGGTTTCACGATCATGGCGGCATGTATGGACTCCGGTGGCCATCACACCCAGAAAGTTTACGAGTTTGCCAAAGAACGTCTTGGCCGCCGTATTTGGGCGATCAAGGGGGAATCTGCACGCGGCGGTAAACGATCTCCGGTGTGGCCGACGAAAAAGCCAACGTCCAAGTCAAAAGCCAGTTTTAAGCCAATTATCATTGGAGTGAATGCGGCCAAAGATACCATCCGCGGGCGCTTGCATATTGATCCACCTGCGCCGGGTGAGGCTGCAGCCAGTTACATGCATTTTCCGACGGATCGTGATTTGAACTACTTTAGCCAACTGTTAGCTGAGCGTTCGGTTCTCAAAGTCTCCGGTGGCCAGCGTTATCGCGTTTGGGAACAAATACCCGGGCGGGCTAACGAAGCCCTGGACTGTCGGGTGTATAGCTATGCAGCATTGTGCGGGTTGTTTTATCTCGGGCTGAAACTGAATAAATTGGCTGACAATATTTCAGTGAATCCTGAACGTCTATTACCGGCGCCGCAGCAACCGGAAGAAAAACCAAACCTTCGTCTGCCTGGCGTCATCATAGAAGAGCCGGAAAAACCGAAGCGTAAACGCCTGTCACAACTTTTGCCCTCTTAAGGATCCCTATGTTTAATCGTAACACTAGCCTGCTGGCCGGTGCGATGACGCCTGAGCAATTGCGGGCTGCATTGGCAAAGGCGCAGCAAGCCTATATTGACCTTGCTGCCGGGGCCCGCGGCGTGTCGTTTTCGTATACGCAGGGTGATGGCACACGTTCCGTTTCATACCAACAAGCCTCTATGGCAGACCTGATGGCGTTGATCCAGTTGCTTCAGGCTCAGTTGGGTATTGTTCCCCGCCCACGCCGGCCGATGAGGTTTAGATACTGATGAGTGACATCAAGATTTTAGGTCCAAATGGGCAACCGCTACCGCCATCAAGGTCAAGGGCGTCCATGCTGGTGGGCGGAAGTCGGGTTCCATACGACGCGGCTGACTCTTTCAGTGACCAGTTAGCAAACTGGCAGCCGGCACTGTGGTCACCCGACAATGAGATCAATATTTACCGCGATCGCATTGTCTCCCGTGTACGGGATTTGGCCCGCAATGATGGGTGGGCCAGTGGCAGTATCACCCGTGTGCTGGATAACGCCGTTGGCGCTAACTTTCGCCCCATCCTAAAGCCTGATTACCGCATGCTGGCGCTTATGACGGGTAACAGTTCGTTTGACGCTACCTGGGCGGATGAATACGGAAAAGTGATCGAGGCACACTGGCGGTCATGGGCGCAGGATGACCCTGGGCGTTATTGTGACGTTGAGAGGAAACAGACGGTGTCGCAAATGCTGCGGCTGGGTTTTCGTCACAAGCTGATTGATGGCGATGCGCTGGCTGTTCTGCAATATCGCCCAGATCGACTAGGCCGCGGGCGAGGGCGCTATGCCACTACGGTGCAGATTGTAGACCCTGACCGCCTGAGCAACCCGCAACAAAATTTTGATATGCCTAACATCCGCGGCGGTGTCGAAATTGATGATGATGGCGCTCCTGTGGCCTACCACATCCGCGAAGCGCATATCGGCGACTGGTGGAGTGGTGCCAAAACGATGACCTGGCGGCGTATCCCGCGGGAAACGGACTGGGGGCGCCCGCATGTTGTGCATGATTATGACCATGAGCGTGGCGCCCAGCATCGTGGGAACGGGATATTAACGCCGGTCGTACAACGACTGAAAATGCTCATCAAGTACGATCAGACAGAGCTGGAAGCGGCAATACTGAACGCGGTATTCGGCGCTTATGTTTCCTCGCCGTATGATCCGCAGATGGTTGAAGCGGCAATGGGGGAAAACTTCGACGACACCAGTATTGGCGCTTATCAAGACGGGCGTATTGAGTTCCATAATGATCGGCGCATATCGCTGCAAAATGGGTCAAGAATGCCTATTTTGTACCCCGGTGAAAAAATAGAAACGGTTAACGCTTCGAGGCCACACAGCAATTTTGAGGTGTTTGAGAGCGCTGCATTGCGCAACATCGCCGCTGCTACCGGGCTTTCTACCCAGCAGGTAACACAAGATTGGTCTGACGTTAACTACAGCTCTGCGCGTTCTGCGATGTTGGAGGCGTGGAAAACGTTGACCCGCCGGCGTGATGATTTTTCTGTCGGGTTTGCCCAGCCGATCCTGTCCGCATTTATCGAAGAAATTCACGACACGGAAGATTTACCACTGCCGAATGGCGCTCCTCATTTTCTGGATGCTAGGGCGGCTTATTGTCGTGCACGCTGGATGGGGCCTGGACGTGGTTGGGTGGACCCGGTGGCAGAGAAAAAAGGCGCCATTCTCGGTATGGATGCCGGACTTTCAACGCTGGAAATGGAAGCGGCGGAAAATGCCGGCGAAGATTGGGAAGAAATGCTGGACCAGCGGAAACGCGAAATTGACGCGTTTAAAGAACGTGGGCTTCCGTTGCCAACTTGGGCTCAGGCCGAAATCTTCGCACCAGAAACGATAAAAGATCCGGAGGCAGAGTGAATTTACCGCACCTGGCGCAGCGGCTATTTAACACGCCGCTGGCGCTGCACCCACAAAAAGCCGAAGTCGTCATGGCCGCCATGATGGACCGGTTCGGGATAACCCGCATTAATACCCTGGCCTCTGACTGGCTGGGAGAAGACGACAGTTTTACCCGTAAAGCACGTAAGCAGGATGCGGGTTATGACGTGGTCGGTGGTATTGCCGTCATCCCCGTTCAGGGGACGTTGGTTCAGAAACTCGGCTCGTTGCGGCCCTACAGCGGCATGAGCGGTTACGACGGAATACGCCAATCATTCCTCACAGCAATGAATGATCCTGAGGTGAACGGCATCTGTCTGGATATCGATTCACCCGGGGGAGAGGTTGCTGGATGTTTTGACCTGGTGGACGAGATTTATCACGCCCGGGGCTCAAAACCGATCCACGCCATCCTGACCGAAAATGCCTATTCCGCAGCGTACGCTATTGCCAGCGCTGCTGACCGGATCTATGTTCCGCGCACCGGAGGCGTTGGCTCAATCGGTGTCATCGTAATTCACTGTGACTGGTCACAGCGAATTAAAGAAGACGGGCTGGCGGTGACCATTATCACCTATGGCGACCGCAAGGCCGAAAGCAATCCTTACGTCAAACTGACCGATCAGGCCCGCGCCGCGATTCAGGATGATGTGGATACGATGGGTAGGCTTTTTGTCAGCACAGTAGCCCGAAATCGGGGGATCTCTGAGAAAACTATCCGTAACACCCAGGCTGCCTGTTTCCTGGCGGCTGATGGCGTCAAGTTGGGGCTTGCCGATGCAGTCATGACCCCTGACGCCGCATTCCGAAAATTATTCACCGAAGCAGGAGCTTAACGTATGTCTTACTCAAAATTTGCCCACCTGATGGGTTTTAAGAAAAAAGCCTCAGAAGATGAGGACGACGACAAAGAGAAAGGTAAAAAGGCGAAATCACGCCGTGCGGAAGAAGAGCGCGATGACGAAGAGGACGCCGAAGAGGAGGATGATCGCGAAGACATGGAAGACGATGATGACAGCGATCCTGATGCCGAAGAGGACGACGACAAAGGAAAGGGCAAAAAGGCTAAGTCTCGTCGTGCGGAAGAAGACGATGACGCTGATGCAGAAGAGGACGCTGATGCAGAAGAGGACGACGAAAACCGCGATGTGAAAAAAGGTCGTCGGGCTGAGCGTAAACGCTGTGCTGCTATCTTTGGCAGTAAGCATGCCGCCGGCCGACCTGATATGGCGGCGCACTTGGCGTTCAATACCCGCATGAGCGCGGGTGAAGCCATTGGCACGCTGGCAACGATGGGGGCTGTTGCTCCGGCGAAAACAGCGCGTGTATCGCTGGATTCGCGTATGCAAGCCGAACAGGTACGGCTGGGCCCGGATGGCGGCAAGCCCGCCCCGGGGAAAAATGCGCTGGCAAGTAAGATGACCAGCCTCTATGACTCTGCACGAGGTATCAAGTAATGGACCAGTTTGGACAAAATCAATTCGCACCGGGCATGGAAAGTTCGCTGTTCGTACCCGATCAGCTGGTTTCCGGCCCGTTACAGCTGGTCACCGACTCGGTCACGATCGGTGTTTCAGGTGCGCTTAAACGTGGGACGGTACTCGGCATGGTCACCGCGACCGGCGCGTACATCCCAAGCAAAAAAGACGCTACCGACGGCAGTGAAAAGCCGTCCGCCATTTTGGTCGATAACGTAGACACCACCACTACAGCACAAACTGGCGGTGTGTATCTGATGGGTGAATTTAACCAGCATCACCTGATCTTCGATGCGACCTGGACCATTGCTGAACTGAAAGCGCAATTCCGCCCTCTGGCCATCTTCCTGCGCGATAGCATCCAGTCGCCAGTATCCTGATCTAACCCTTTTGAAACGTAACTGATGCCAGTGCTTTGGCAGGGTTGCACTCGTCCTGAATTCTGGCCGGCTACGGTGCCGGCATCATAAAGAGACTGAATATGGAAAACATTTTTGATACCAGCGTGCTGGTGCAGGTCGTCCCTAACCTGAAAACCAGCCAGAACTGGCTTCTGGATCGCTTCTTCCCAAACGTTGTGACGTACGAAACGGAAGAAGTAGCCATTGATGTGGACGTGGGTCTGCGTCGTATGGCGCCATTCGTATCGCCACTGGTGGAAGGCAAACTGGTCGAGAGTCGTAAATACCAGACCAATACCTTCAAGCCTGCGTACATCAAAGATAAGCGTGCTCCGGACCTGCGCAAGCCAATCCGCCGGCAGATCGGTGAGCGTATCGGCGGCGAATTTACCGCTGCTGAACGTGAAATGCTGAACCTGCAATTTGAGATGGCCGATCAGATTGACATGATCAACCGTCGTCTGGAATGGATGGCCAGCAGCGCCATGGTGTCAGGGAAAGTCACCGTTGCAGGGGACGGTTATGAAACTAAAGTGGTTGATTTTGGCCGCTCACCAGACCTGACCATCACGCTGAGTGGCGCGGATAAGTGGCCGTTAACCGTCGCAGCAGGAGCGACTAATACCCATCCATCGGACGATATTGAGGAATGGCAGACACTGATCCTCAAAAACTCCGGCGCGGTACCGACGGACCTGGTCTTTACCAACAAATCGTGGAAAGCGTTTCGACTGGATACCACGATCAAGGATAACGCCATTACATTCCCGGCACTGAGCCCGTTCGGCAATCAGATTAATGCTGGCGCGCAGGTACAGAAAGGGGCTGTTTATAAAGGCCGTTGGGGCAACTTCGACCTGTGGCTGTATAACGACTGGTTCATTGACCCGCTGGACAATATCGAAAAACCGATGATCCCTGATGGTGCGGTAATCATGTCCGGCGCTGACCTGATGGGAACTCGGGCATTCGGCGTGATCCTTGACCCAAAATTCAATTACGGCCCTCTGGCCTATGCCCCTAAAACCTGGGTGAAAGAAGACCCGGCACAGCGCTTGTTGATGATGCAGTCTTCACCTCTGGTTATCCCAAGTCGGGTAAATGCCGCTCTCTGCGCTACGGTGGTGTGATATGGCAAAAAAAACGCAAGAAAACGAACTGGGCGGCTTGCCGCCCGAGTTACTTGTCGGTGAGCAGGAAAGCCCGGAAACGTTGAAGGTTGACACACAGGACCACGATAATTCTACCGACACCGACACCGACACCGACACCGACACCGACACCGACACCGACACCGACACCGACACCGACACCGACACCGACACCGACACCGACACCGACACCGGCGATGATTCGGATGACGATGAGGACGGTGAAAAGCTGCCGGACGGCATGTTTTCAGTGGTTGTCACCAAAGGTAATACGGTGCGCCATGATGGCTGTGACTATTCAGAAAACCGGGCGTTCACGTTGCCGGTAGCGGATGCGCAGCGGTTGATAGGTCTGGGTGTGGTTGCTGATGTTGAACAACTCCGCAAGCTGGCGTTGCTTCGCAGTGCGCCGGCCGTAACTGTGCAATCGGGGGAGTAATGGGTATCGACTGGGATCAGCATTTGCTTGCACCGTTGCACGGCGTTTTTGGTGACCCGGTTGACTACCGGCCAGCCGGCGGTGCGCCGTACACCGTCAGCGGCATTTTTGATCGTGCCTATACGCAAGAGGTCGAGCCGCTGGACAACGGCAGCACTATCAACACCACTTCTCCGGTGTTGGGAGTGCGTGATAGCGAGTTCCGGGCTCGGCCAAAGCAGGGGGATCGTGTGTTCGTCGGTATCGTCGGTGGGGTACCGGTTAATACGCTGTTTGCCGTGTCGGACGTTCAACCGGATAGCCATGGCGGGACAAAGCTTATTCTCAATAAGGTGAAAGTATGAATGCCAGAGGGATAAGGCTACTGGTCATTGAGGCGCTGAAGAATAAAACCGATGCAGGCGATCGGGTTTATTCGCCACGGGACTGGCCGACCACAGCGGACATGTACCCGGTTATTCTGGTGCAAACGCCGATCGACGTTAAGAGCTCACTGGGCCGAAATGTTCCCCAGTTCAACACTGTGACCACGGTTCGCCTTACGGGCCGCCTGCAGGAGTTGGATGATGCGGCGAAAGACAATGGGGCAGAGAAGGCAGAAGAGGCGTTGGAAGAATTGCGCGAGCAGATAGAGCGCGCGGTAATCAATAGCTATGAACTGACTCGCAAGATTCAGCAGTTTCTGCAGGTGCGCTCTGCCATTGGTATTGATGCCGACGGTGAAGGGCATACAGCCCAATTGCTAATGGATCTGGATATTGAATATTACCAGGGCCCTGAGGAGTTCTATGAAATCGATACTGAACCTCTTGAGGGGATTGACGCAACGATCGCCATGCCTGATGGCACCCCCGAACCACTCGTAAAAATCGATCTGGAGTAACCCTATGTTTGTGAAACCCGCACCGGGGCGCATTGTGCGCGATCCGGTCAAAGGCACCTTTTTGCCTGAATCCGGCGAACAGGTACCCGACAATATTTTTTGGGGGCGCCGCCTGAAGGATGGCGATGTTGAAAAATTCGACCCTAAAGCGGCCGCAAAGCCAGCGACAGGGAAGAAAATCCAGGAGAATGATCAATGACCGTTCCATTTAATCGCCTTCCTTCCAATCAGCGCGCGCCATTTTTCTATGCTGAGTTTGATAACTCGATGGCCAACACGGCGACTGCGGTTCAGCGCACGCTGCTGATCGGGCAAATGCTGTCTACGGCAACTGCAACGCCAGGTATCCCGCAAAAGGTATCGTCTGATTCTGCTGTCGCCGGCATCTGTGGCAGCGGTTCAATGTTGCACAACATGATGACCGCGTACCAGGCCAATGACATTTCAGCGGAGCTCTGGATTTTGCCTCTGGCTGATGGCACCACGGGAACCACTGCAGCAACCGGAAAATTGCAGGTCGTGACAGCTGCAGCCGCTACCGGCGTGCTGTCTCTCTATATTGCTGGCGTGCGTGTGCAACTGACGGTGGTCAGCACTGATGACAACGTTGCTGTGGCGGCCGCCATTGCGGCCGTGATCAACGCTCAAAGCAAATTGCCAGTCATCGCCGAGGTGGATTCCGCTGCTACCGACACAGTCAAGCTGACGGCGAAGAACAAAGGTGCGCACGGTAACAGCATCGACATTCGTCTGAATTATCAGGGGGCCGCCGGCGGAGAAGAAACCCCTCAGGGTATGGAACTGAAAATAACGGTTATGGCAGGTGGGGCCGGTGCGCCAGCGCTGACGGACGCGCTGGGTAATCTGCAAGATCGGGCTTTCGATTTTATCGTCAACCCGTATACGGACACCACGTCACTGGATGCCGTGAAAGAGTTCCTTTCCGATGCCACCGGCCGCTGGTCCTATGCTCAGCAGCTTTATGGGCATTCTTTCGGCGCTCTGGCGGGTACCTACGGCTCTCTGTCTGCTGCCGGAGAGGCTCGCAACAACCAGCATGAAACCCTGTTAGGCATTAACGGGTCACCAACACCCGCCTACCTGTGGGCAGCCGCGTTAACCGGCGCCATTGCACCTAGCCTGCGTAATGACCCGGGGCGTCCGACACAAACGCTGACCATCAGTGGTGTTTTGGCGCCGCAGTTAGAAGATCGCTTCACACTCACGGAACGAAATAACCTGCTCTATAGCGGTATTTCTACTTTTACCGTGGCTGATGACGGCTCTGTGCAGGTTGAAAAGACGATCACCACCTACCAGAAAAACAAGTTTGGCGACGCGGACGATAGCTATCTGAATATCGAGACGTTGTTTCTGTTGATGTTTGTGACGCGTTTCCTGCGCACTCAGATCACCTCCAAGTTCAGCCGCATGAAGCTGGCCAATGATGGCACGCGATTTGCGCCGGGTTCGGCCATTGTTACGCCGAATGTGATCCGCGCAGAACTGATCGCCCAGTATCGCACGCTGGAATACAACGGTTATGTGCAGGATTCCGCGAAATTTGCCCAAACGTTGCTGGTGGAGCGAAACAGCAGCAACACCAAGCGCATCGATGTGCTGTGGACCGGCACGCTGATCGACCAACTGGAAATTTTCGCACTACTCAATCAATGGCGCCGTGCGCAGACAGCAGCCTAAGGAGGATTTATGGGAGATACAACTAACCGCCTGGCCGGTACCGCTTACGTCACCATCGATGGGCTAACGGTCATGGTCGCCGGCCAGTTCAAGTACAGCCCCGGTAAAGTGGAACGGACCACGTTGACCGGGATGGATACTGTCCATGGTTACAAGGAAAAACCACGGGCACCGTTCATTTCTTACCAGGCGCGTGACAGCGGCGGCACGTCGATCGCGCAAATCAACGACTCAACCAATGTTTCTGTTGTTGTTGAGTTGGCTAACGGGAAAACCATCATCGGCGAAAATATGTGGTCCGTGAACACGCAAGATGTTGATAGCGAAGAAGCGGTGTTTGATGTGCGCTGGGAAGGCGGCTCGGTAACGGAGTATTGATATGGCTGTACTTGATAAAACCAAAACGATTGTGCTCTGCCAGGTGCTGACAGTGGGCGATACGCGTTATGAACATCTGGACCTGAAAGAGCCAGCGTTGGCTGAAGTGGAACAGTTTTATGACATTCAGCGTGCCAAGAACAGCATGGCCGCAATGAAGCTACTGATCGCCCTGAATGCGGGCGTGACTGAAAAAGCGTTGGGTGCCATGGCATTTACCGATTACCGGAAATGTGAGGACTTTCTGATGTCTTTTTTAACCTTCGATCCCTCGACGGATGGCAACAGTTAGCCGCTGAGGTGACGAAGTATTACGGGTGGGGGCCACGTGATGCGTGGTCTCTGACCCGTACCCGGTTGGATTTTTGGGCTAACCAAGCCCGGCGCATTAACAAAGCGAAGGCGGGTAAGTAATGGCCAACTCATTCGATTTTGAGCTGAAGGCTAATGACGAGGCGTCGGCCGCGATATTGCGCATTGAAGAGGTGGTAAAAAACCTCAATCCGCTCCTGGATAAAACGCGCGATGCCCTGGCGTTGGGTGGACAGGATTCGAGAGACAATCTGGACGATTTGGGGAGTCGCTTTGACGTTCTGGCAAAGAACGCCCGCAGCGGTGTCCAGTTTGTTGGTGATCTGGTCCCGCCCCTGAAAATGGTGGGCGGTCTCACTCTGGGACTGGGTGGCGCAGCGGCTGTCGTCAATGTCGTTAAAAACAACCTGACCAACTTTGCCAACACCGGTTACCGCATCGATACCATTGCGAAAAACGTCAGCATGACGGCGGATGCTTTTCAGGAACTGACGGGTGCCATGATTGAGAACGGCAGCGCACGAGAAGCTGCCGAGGGCTCAGTTGGCGATTTGTTCGAGAAAGCGAACGATGCAGCGCATGGGCGTAATGATGGATTTTTGGCACTCCTGAAACAGCGTGGGGTGGGAATTAGTCTAACCAAGGATGGGCTGGCGGATGTTGGCAAGCTGGTTAACGATCTCAACCGCTCCATGCAGTCTCTGCCAACTGGCCAGCAAGCATTGTTTGCCAATAAGCTGGGACTTTCGCCTGAACTGCTCAGCTATTTACGCAACACCACCAGTGAGGTGCAACGCCTGAAGGATCAGGCTCGCCGTGATGGCCTTATTTTTAGCGATAAGGACCTGCAGAACGCCCTGGCATTTAAACAGCAACTGAACCAGATCGGCGCAGCCTATGACGGGATGCTGTTGAAGGGGCAGGCCTGGCTGGGGCAATCTGAGACGCTGGCTGCGTCTGTGGACCAGATAAAGCAGGTTATGTCTAACGGCCTCGACAGCACGGCGGTCGGCTCCATCCTGACGTTTAACCGTGGAGGAAAGCAGGCCGATATCATCCGTAATGCGCAGGGCGATGATAAATTTAAAGACACGCTTTCATGGAAAGAAAAGCTGGATTTAAAACTGGGTTATGCATCGGAAGATCTGATCAAAAAGCTCGACGGGTATTACAAGCCGGTTTGGCGCGCGGATCGGTTGAAAGGAGATTTGGATAAAATTTCTGGTATGCCGGGGCCCGGAAATGGGGTTTCTACGCCGTATGGCCAGCCTGGGAATAATGCGCTGGGCTTGCGGAATAACAACCCCGGTAACTTGCGAGCGGCCCCCAATGCCACGGGAAGAAATGGCGGGTTTGTCACCTTTGAAACCCCCGAGGATGGGTTGGCTGCACTATCACGCCAACTGATGTTATTCGGCGACCGTGGCAAAAATACGCTAAATAGCATGATCCCAACCTATGCGCCTTCAAGTGAAAACAATACCCAGGCATATATTGAGGCTGTGGCAAAACAGACGGGCTTTAACCCATCTGAGCAGCTGGATCTGCATTCGCCCGGGGTGCTGGAAAAGCTTATTCCCGCCATCATCAAGCATGAAAATGGTGCTCAGCCGTACACTGCAGACGAGATATCGAAAGGGATCAATGATTCTGTGAATGATGTGCGCTGGAGTGGTTTACGAGACCAGAACAATTTATTTAACCAGCGTCAGTCAGGTGTTTTCGAACAGGGTGATTCTACGGTACCGCTAACGGCCCAATCACCAAAGGCATCTGAAACGCAAGTCTCACTATTCACCCCTAAAACTGATGGTGAAGCAGCGATGGGCCAGATCACCGAGGCCATGTCGAAGGCGATGGACGAGAATAAGTTCCAGTTGGAAATTACCCTGGTTAATCCTCAGACCGGGGAACGCCGAAAAGTGCAAACGGATGGTGGAGGGCGTGTAGCGCTTTCCATGCAATCATTAAGTTAAACCCGCCTCGGCGGGTTTTTTATTTCAGGAGGGATGATGGCTCTGATCACTGATGCGCTTTCTTCACTATTGGGCAGTGGCGAGAGTTGGGACTGGTTTGAGCATATTCACCCTGCGTCGTTTCGTGGCGTACCTTTTGCTGTTGTCAGCGCAGAAGGGGTGTTTGGCCGCCGGCAGGCGGTGCATGAATATCCCTACCGCAACACCGCCTGGGTGGAAGATCTGGGCCGCGGCACTCGAAAAATGACCATTCGCGGTTTCATTGTGCATAACAGCCTGGCGTATGACGCGCCTGATGTTATCACTCAGCGTAATTCGCTGGTGGCAGCCTGTGAAATGGAGGGCGCTGGCACGCTGATCCATCCGACTTTGGGTGAGCTTACTGTCAGTGTCCCGGATGGTGGCCTGCGTGTGCTAGAAAGTGTGGATAACGGGCGATCGTTTGAATTCACACTCACCCTCATTGAGTCCGGCCTGAAGGTTTTCGCCATTACCGGCAGCACACAGGCTGCTTCCCTGGTTCAAACCAATTGGCTACGTACCGGCTTAATGGCCGCCACCAAATTTATCGCAACGGTGAAGGGCGAGATTAGGAGTGTCACCCAAACCATCAAGACGCTACGAAATACGGCAGCGTTTTGGGGAAATATGGTGAAAGGCACAGCCAACGAAGTGACGAACCTCAGCAATGTCCTGAAGTCCACCTTCGGCAGCGCCCGCTATGGCAGGTATAGCAAAGGGAGTGTGGGCGGTGGGGTGTCCGGTTCTACCGGAGCGATTAACCGATCAGACGATACGGCGGATTACGCTGGGCTGGTTCATCAAAAAATGGCGGAGGCGGTGACCGGCCGTGCAACGTTGCTGACCCTCACGGCCACCTTTGAGAGTGTGGCCGCAGTCGATGACTTTCCTGTCGATGCGAGGGCGATCATTGATGAGGTGATTTCGGTAAGTGGCAGCGTTGAGGAAAAGATCCGCATGCTGGAAACCTTGACCTCATACCGAAATGCGACGTTTTACGCGACGGATGCAGAAAATGCTATTGCTCAAAGTGCCACGATCCTGCTTTGCGTTTTATCCGCTGGCGCCCTGGCTGTGGTTGCTGCTGACTATGAGCCTTCAAGCTATGACGACGCCATTTTGATGTTAAACCGCGTCTGCGACACGCTGGATGACGTTTTGCTGATGGCCGCCGATGCTGGCGACGATGATGACTATCTCAACCTGCTGGAAACGCGAAACGCCCTCGTCAATGCATACGGTCAGAAAGGTGCAGAGCTGAGTTCGCTGACGCAAGTTGTAATGTCTGCATCATTGCCGGCGTTGACGCTGGCTAATCGCCTTTACCAGGATGCCGCGCGCGGTGATGAGCTGGTGCAGTCAGTTCAGCCGCGCCACCCAGCCTTTATGCCGACAAAATTCAGGGCGCTGAGAAAATGAAAGATGAACTGATATTGAAGGTAGGCAACAAAATCATTCAGGGCTGGGATGAGGTGAGGGTAACGCGCGGCATTGAACGTTTACCCTCTGATTTCGATTTGTCCCTGATGGATTACTACCCAGGTACAAACGAAAAACAACTCGTTAAAAAGGGAGACGCGTGCCAGGTCATGCTGGGTAACGACCTGGTGATAACGGGATACATCGATCGCTGGTCTCCGACGCTATCGAAATCGCGGCATGAGGTCAGAGCAAGCGGGCGAAACAAATGCCAGGACTTGGTGGACTGTTCAGCAGAATGGCCCAATAACGTCATCAGCCAGGCTAACGCACTGCAAATAGCTCAGCGCCTGGCGACGCCCTACGGCATAAAGGTTGCCTCTGACGTGACCGATCTGGTGACGGTGCCGCAATTCACGTTGAACTGGGGCGAGTCGTCGCAAGAAATTATCGACAGGATCTGCCGGTGGGCGGCATTGCTCTATTTTGATACGCCCGATGGTGATCTGCGTTTGACCCGGGTGGGTACTCGCAAGGCTGCCAGCGGTGTGGCTCAAGGTGAGAACATTGAAACGGCGTCATTGATGGACTCGATGGACGAGCGATTTTCCGATTATGTCGGCGTATCGATGTCGATGACACCCGCGATGGAACTGTCACCTGACAGTGGGTATTCAGCGGTTGCACTGGCAAAAGCGCAAGACCCTGAGGCGGCAAAAATGCGGTATCGCAACCGCATAATCATTGTTGAAAGCACGATGAACTCTCATGGCCAGGCGCAAAGCTGCATCGACTGGGAAATGAACCGACGCTATGGCCGGTCAAGGCAACTGCAGGTGACGGTAGATAGCTGGCGTGACAAAGACGGCAAGTTGTGGGAACCCAATACCCTCATCCCCATCAAGATCCCTACGTTCGGACTCCCTGATGAGCTGTGGCTCCTCTCTGAAGTGACCTTTATTCGTAATGGCTGGGAGGGGACAACGGCGCGGATGGTGCTCATGCCTCCCGAGGCTTTCGCGGTTCAACCTTACCAATTTTATAGCCAGGTGCAGGAGCTTAATTAATGAGTGGCGATATTTTGAGGCAGCTCGGCCGGCGCGTGTCCATGATGCTCGGTATTGGCCGGATCACCGCACACAGCGACGCTGGCGGCATACAAAAGCTTCAGTATCAGACGCCGCTGGAAGTGCGTGGCGGAACACCGCGTATGGCTGAATTTGGCTTTTCTTCAGGTCTGCCGGTGGGCACTGATGTTGTGCTCGCCTATTTGGGTGGTGATCGCTCCAGCGCTGTGATAGTGGCCAGCAACAACCAACAATACCGGCAATCGGGTTTAAAGCCTGGTGAAACGGTCATTTATAACCAGTGGGGCATCTTCATAAAACTGACCGAGAACGGTATTGAAGTCGAAGCAAAGGGCCAACCGGTGACGGTCAGCAATGCGACCACTGTCACGATCAATGCGGCAGAAGGCGTACTGATGAACACACCGATGCTGAAAGTGACGGGCGATGTTATCGATAACTGCGAAAGCAATACCGCCACGCTGAAACAGCTGCGTGATGGCCACAATGATCATGACCACGTCGTGAAAAACGTCCAGAGCGGCAACGATCAGAAAACCAGCGAGAAACCCAGGGAGCCTGTTGAATGAGTGATATCAGTTCTTTCTGGGACGTCGAACGCCTGGCGGCTGATTGGCGAGAGGGACGCGGCGATTTGGTCATCGGCGACGATCTGCAGACCGCAATCATTATCAGCCTGTTTACCGATCGGGTGGCACGCGATGATGACGATATTGATGGTGATGATCGACGGGGTTGGTGGGGGGATGCCGACGAGGAAAATGATATTGGTTCCCGCCTGTGGTTGCTGCGACGGCAGAAACTGGCCCAGGCAGTCGCGCAAAAGGCGGAAGATTACTCCCGGGAGGCGCTGCAATGGTTGGTGGCTGATGGTGTGGTGTCGTCGTTTTCTGTCGCGACTCAGATCGTTTATCCCCGCCGTCTGAACATGGTGATCCGCTATCAAAGGCCGGGGAATGGTAACGATACGGATATGCGTTTTTTTTGGGTTTGGGAGCAATAAATTATGCCATTCAAGCGGCCTACATTAACCGAGCTGCGCGAGAAGAACCGCACACAGCTTCAATCCGAGCTCAGAAACACCGGCGCGTTATTGCGTTATTCCAATATGCGGGTGCTGGCCGACGCCGATGCTGGCCTGGCGCACCTGCATTACGGCTATCTGGATTACATCGCGCTGCAGGCGACCCCTTTTAATTCCACCGATGAATGGCTGGCGGGATGGGCAGGCCTGAAAAGTGTTTACCAGAACGCCGCCAATCCGGCGACAACACCCTCCTATCAATTCAGTGGGACTGCAGGGGCACCCGTTGGCAAAGGGGTTGTATTGCGCCGTGGTGATGGTTATCGCTACAGCCTTGTTGATGCCGTGACGATCGGCTCCGATGGTACTGGCTATGGAAAACTTACCGCAATCCTGCCGGATATTATTGATGCACCCAATGGGGGAGGAATTGACGGCAATGCTGATGCCGGTACTTCTATGACGCTCGATATCTCATTACCTGGTGTTGATGCCAGCGGTGTAATGATTGAACCCGCGACCGGTGGCGCTGACATTGAAACGCAGGAGAGTTTGCGTGCTCGTATGCTGCTGGCGTACCAAAACCCGCCGCAGGGCGGCAGTGATACGGATTATGAGCAATGGGCGTTGGCTGTGCCAGGCGTTACGCGCTGTTGGCCCAAACGGAGGCTGATGGGCGCAGGTACTGTTGGGGTGTACATCATGTGCGACGGAAACGATGAAACCAACCATGGCTTTCCTGTTGGGACTGACGGCATATCCCAGTTGGATGACTGGGGAGCGCAAAAGGCAACAGGTGATCAAGGTCGGGTGGCTGACTACATATACCCACTGGCGCCAGTGACTGCCCTGGTGTATGTCTGCTCTCCTGTGGCCAAGACGGTTAATTTTGAGATCAGCGGTATCAGCCATGTGGGCGGTGACATCACAGCAGCAGTCGCGGCTGCGATCGATAATGTTTTTTTTGAAGGCGGCACACCTGTCGGTAACGGGAAGATTTTTCTTTCTGATCTGAACCGAGCAATCGGGGATATTGACGGTACAGCAGGCTTTATTCTTGTAGAGCCGGCTGCAAACATCGATCTTGCTGTGGGGGAATTGCCTGTACGCGGTGAGGTAAATTATACATGAGCCAATTTACTGCAGAGAATTATCAGCAGGCATTGCAGGCACTCATTCCAACCGGGTTGGCGTGGCCACGGGATCAGAACAGCATTCAGGCCGCCGTTATTCGTGCGTTGTCTATCAGCTTTCAGCGCAGTGACACGGATGCCATCGCATTATTGGTCGGTGCATTTCCAGAAACGGCGACGATTATGCTCACCGAATGGGAAAAAACGCTTGGATTACCTGATGACTGTTCTATCGGAGAGGTTGATACCATTGCCAAGCGTCAGGCCGCTGTAGTATCGAAATTCATCAGCACAGGCGGCCAATCTCGCTCCTATTTCATCGGTATAGCCAATGCGCTGGGTTATAACATCACCATTAAAGAGTATCGTGAAGCCCGCGCAGGCTTGTCCGTTTGTGGCGATGGGCTGAATGGGGATGAATGGCCTTTTGTCTGGCTTGTTGAAGCGGAAGACACAACCATTACGTATGCACGATGTGGAATGTCGTACTGTGGTGATCCTTTGGCCTCCTGGGGTAACAGGCAGCTTGAATGCAGAATAAGTGCACTGGCTCCATCTCACACGCTGGTAAAATTTGGATACATCTACTTTGGATTTAACGACGAAGGCGTTTATGACGTAACGCCTGAGTTTGCAAACATATTCGATACCGCCTCCGGATACCTTTAATTCAATTTTACATTCACTTTATCGTTCAATGAGCGAGGATAAGACATGCAAAAAGTGGGAAGTGTAACCGAAACTGCCGATCAGAACGGCGAGTTTACTAATGGTAATGTTGCACAGGGGGTTCCCCCTACAATATTAAAAGCCGAGATATTCAACACCTGGCAACGCGAATTAGTGGGTGTGGTCGAAAGCTCGGGTATTTCTCTAGATCCTGCTAATGATGCTCAGTTGCTCTTAGCAATTAAGAAAATCATTCAGCAGGTTGGTAATAAACAAGCCCGGTTTGAAACGTCGGGTAATTTCATCGTGCCAGCCGGGATCACAACTGTGTATATCACGGCGTGCGCTGGTGGTGGCGGCGGTGGCGGCGGTGGTGGGTGTATAGCCGGTGGTTATGGCGGTTCTGGCGGTGGCGGAGGTGCGGGATATTCAGTGGTTAAAAAAGCGATTACGGTAACACCAGGAGCAACATACGCGGTGACTATAGGCGCTGCGGGGCAAGGTGGCATCGGTGGTACAAACTCAGGTACAGATGGGCAAAGTGGTACCGCAGGATCGGCAACCTCGTTTGGGACATTGTTAAATCTCGCCGGTGGTTCAGGTGGCGGCTTAGGCGGAGGTTCACAATCTTCTGGTGGGGGTGGTATCGGCGGTGGACTCGGTGGTGGTGATGGCAGCGATGGAGGAAGCCGCGGCGGTGTCGGGGGCATGGGAGGTGGCGGCCCGCTGGGAACTGCTGGTGGTAGTGGTCGTGCTGGAAATACTGGGGGTAAAGATGCAAGTTCAGGGTATGGCTTTGGAACAGGTGGCGCTGGTGGTGGTGGTGGGTATGATTTAGCCGCAAACGGTGGGAAAGGTAGCCCAGGAACTCCAGGGCTGATGCTAATTGAGTGGTAATGAATAAGGGGCTAAGCCCCTTAT